GATGAGGGTGGCCATGATGGCGTCGTACTGCTGCTGCCACATCGGAATCCGATCGTCGTTCTTCAGGAACGGCATGGCCTGCAGCAAAGCCCCGTACAGGAGGGCCTGGGGGGCGTAGATGGTGAACCAGTTGGTCTGGTTGGAAGAGTCCAAGGGCTGAATGCGCTCGTAGTACAGCACCTCGAAGTTGTAGGCGGCGTCCGGCGTGGGAGCCACCATCCAGTGGGTGTAGTCGTAGTCGCAGTAGAACTTCGGGATCAGTTCCTGAGCCGGATCCGGCCAATACTCGCGCAGGTATTCGTACTTACGCAGCAGGACGGGGTAACGCTTACCCGCCACCGTGATGTTCATCGAGACCGTCTTGTGCCACCGGGCAGGCTTGTTGATGACATTGTCGCCCTGCACCATGGTACTGGTGTTGACCGTCAGGTTGCCCAGAAACTTGATCTGAGAGGCAATAACCTGCTCGGCAAGCATGATGAACAGGGGGATCTTGTCTAGAGTCGCCTGATCTGTTCGCTCCAAATAGGACTGGATGTTTTCGACCAAACTGTCGTAGGTCATAACAGCGGCTGTCGTCATGCTTTTCCTCAGTTCATCAAGGCGCACTCAGCCTTGCGACGCTTTTCGAGCCCTGGCAGGACTTTCCCACCGGCCTTGCACCAGAGCATCAGTTGCTCCTTCGCACCGTCCCAGTCTTGGGCGTTGATTTTCCGTCGCAGGGTAGATGTTTGCAAGCGCCCAACACCTAAGTTATAGACAAAATCCACGATGGCATTGAACTTAGCCGGGTGCGTGGCCAGTATCGGGCAGAGCCGCAATACCCCAGGCGCATAGGTATGCCGCAATTCCTCCATAAGCAGGGTGTCAGCCTCCTCCTTACTCATTGGAGGATCGGTCAACTGCACCTTCCTGCCGTCAGAGTAGTAGGTGCTTCCGTAACCGATGGTTGCGACACCTGCAGGGCAGAGGTAGGGTTTACTCCTAAACCCCTCGAACCTGCGGCAGAGTTCTGCTGCAAGGTCGAGGTTCATAGGCCACGCTGTTTGAGGGTGCGGTCAAGGAACCAGTAGTTGATCGTTCCCGAGACAAGAGCCATGAAGTCTGCGGTCATCATGGCCTCGAACACCTCACGGGGAGCAGCGCCCTGGAGCCATGCGTTCCAGGCAAACCACAGGTGGACGAACGACCACAGCAGGATCACCCAGTAGGTGACCACCGGGCGCACAGAGGCGCTCAGGGATGCTGCCCATCCGCCTGCGGCCTTGGCCATCTCAGCCTGCTGATTGATGGCGGAGTTGAAGGCATCCATGACCCCTACATCGATGGCCGCATCCCGTGCTGCCCCGATCTCAGCCAACTTCTGTTGACCGCGAATCTGCTCCAGATCGCACTGGCGTTGGAACATCAGCAGTTCATGGCTGCGCTCGTTCTTCTTGTCAAAGAACTTCAGGACTTCCGGAGCGAGGCGGAAGATGCCCCCAAGCAGGGAGCCAAAGATACCGCCGCTGAGTAGTTCAAGCATTGCTGCCTCCGGTGGAGATTACATCGTCGCCCTTGGTGACCGTGACACGATCCCCTTGCACTGTCACGCGCATAGGCTGCTCGGGCTTGTCCAGGCGATCCAGTTTCTCAATAAGCGTCTGGATGACCTTGAACTCGGGCTTCTCCTGCTTCTCTGCAGTTCCGGCGATGCCGTTCATCATGTTGATGAGGGCCACCAGGGCACCACCGATCATCGTCATCACGGCGGTGATGGCCGAGTCGGACAGGAAGTAAGACGAACCCACCCCGATCAGCACGATCAGGGTGATGTAGAAGAGGCCAAACCTGCCGATGGACTTACCGGCAACTTCCTTGGCTGTCTCAGCGGGTTTGGTTTCTTCCATGTCAGATCCCCAGTAGGTTCTTCAGGAACACCGCGGCCACTCCAGGCCCAAGAAGTACGGCGACGATCGTGATGTAGAGCAGGTACTCTATGTTCCGCATCCGCCTACTGCCGTCTTCGAGGCGCTTTTCAATCACCTCGTAGCGTTGGGCGCACACAGCCTCATGCACAGCAAACCGGGTTTCAATCGGCTCGTCCATCATTACCTCTATGCCAAATATGATTTACCTGCAACGATGGCGGCGTTGACTTCCGTCATGTCTTCAGTCGTCCAAAAGTCCTTGGCTACCATTTGCTCCAAGTGCCGCACATTACGATCAACAGCGACTTTCTTTTGATCGGTTACTTCGTTGGTCAGCAAAGTACCGGCAATAACAGCGTTGATGAACCACACGCTGTCGCCCATAGCCTTGTAGTGTTGAGCGATCTGCTCGGGAGTTTGCGCTTCATCCATCACTTTGCTCCTTGCGCCTTCAGGCGCTCCACTTCAGCACTAAGTTCCTGAATCGCTTTGACCAAGACCGGAATCAACTTCCCATAACCTGCCTCAAGTCGGTCAGGGTTGTTGGCGTACACCAGACCAGGGATGTTGACTCCGGTGGATTCTTGCGCGGATTGCAGGTCTTGGGCAATGAAGCCGGTATCGGCTTCGCCAACCTTAGCGCCATCCCGCATATTCCAGTCAAACGCCACCGGGCGCAGCGCCTTGACGAAAGTCAGACCGGCAGGCAGATCGCTGATGTTGGTCTTGTCCCGCGCATCTGACAGACTGGTGATGGTCGTGACTTGGCAGCGTAGCGTGGCAATACTGGAGTTGCCAAGCGTGATTTCGTTTGAAACCGATGAAGAAGTGGCTGCTGCGTTGTAACCAATCAGCGTATTGTTGGAGCCAGTCGTCAGGTTATTGGTTCCAGAATTACCCGCATTTGCGCCGACCAACGTATTCTGAGTGCCGGATGATATGTTCAGGCCGGTGCTGTGGCCTATTGCCGTGTTTAAACTGCCTGTGTCAGTAAGCCGCATGGCCTGATAACCAAGCGCAGTATTCTGGAATCCAGTAGTTATTTGCTGAATTGACCTTGCGCCGTAGGCAGCGTTTTCATACGCAGTAGTCGATGTGTTTAGCGATTGCCACCCATAAGCACAATTCAAATCTCCGGTTGTGCCAACCTGAGCAAACGCTCCTGTTGAGGTGTTGTATGAGCCCGTTAAGCAAGTTGTACCGGAACTCCTGCCGAGCATCGTGTTGCTTCCGCCGCTCGTGTTTGCGCGTCCGGCGTAGTAACCAATAAACGTGCATTCCGTTCCGGTATTGTTAAGACCCGCGTCAAAACCAAGCGCCGTTTCGTATGGAGACAGCGATTGAGTAACGCCCGTCAGCCCTGCGGCGGCGGCGGAACTTGTCCAAGTTGTACCGTTGGAAGTCAGCACGTTCCCCGCAGTGCCGGGAGCAACAAACTGAACCGCACTGGTTCCGTTGCCCAGGATGACATTGTTGGCAGTAAGGGTGGTTGCTCCGGTACCGCCGTTGGCAACCGCCACAGTGCCCGTGACATTGGACGCCGTGCCGGTGGTGTTTTGGTTCAGCGTCGGCACATCAGCGGCCTGGATAGCCGACATCACAACATTTGTGCCGTTGCCGCGAAGATACTGACCAGAAGTTACTGCTCCGGCCAAAGAGTTTATGGCCGCTTGTGCAGATGTCTGCCCAGTACCCCCATTGGCAAGGGGCAAGGTGCCAGAAACTTGCGTTGTGAGGCTGACTCCAGATAGCGTCCCGCCAAGCGTCAATGATCCAGAAGAGGTAACCGTTCCAGTTAGCGTGATTCCATTGACAGTACCTGTGCCTGAAACAGAGGTAACTGTGCCCCCAGATGCGGTAGCGGCGATAGTGATGCCGCCTGGGGAGTTGGTGATGGAGATGTTTGAGCCTGCGGTGAGGTTGGCGACCGAATAATTGGTTCCATTACCAATCAGCAGTTGCCCGTTAGATGGGGTGGTAGAAACACCCGTGCCGCCATTTGAAGGAACAAGTGTTCCCGCAACGGTCACTGCGCCAGTAGAAGAGGTGCTAGGCGTGAGGCCAGTGCCGCCAAAACTGATAGACGAGACGTTGATGACGGCGGCCTTTGAGGCAATGGTTTGAACCACACCCGAACTGTCCTTGTAGAACAACTTCCCATCAAAGGCGTTGATGGCCAGTTCGCCGTTGGCAAGGTTACCCGCCGTCGGCGCTGCCGAAGGGGTGGCCGAGTAGTAGATCTTGATGGGGGTGTAGCCTGTCTGAGCCATCGCTCACTCCTGCTTCTGTTCTTCCTCTTTGGGAGGATCTTGAGGGGCCAACTGGGCTTCTGCCTGCGTCTTGACCTTCATGGCCACAGGGAAAGCTCCAGACTTCGTGGGAAGTTCACTCAGCCCCGCGAGGATGAGTTGGATGTCTTCGATGGTGAGATTTTGTAGGGTCAACATATTTGTTTAAATTTTGATAGTAGAAATTGATGTTGCATGATTACTCCTGAGTGGCAAGCTCAACCCACGCTAGGGTAGGTTCATCCCATTGATATTGTTTATCATCTGCGGGATACGGCACAGGCGCATTCCATTGACAAGTATCCTCATCTAATGACCAAGATGAAAACGGCTGCGGAGGAATGAACGCATCGCGCACCGCGTCATACACGAAGCCTATGGCCGCATAGTTTTTACGAAAGTTGGCGTTATAGGAAGTCTGCATCCAATTCCCGCCAAACAAGGATTGACAGAAGGCAATACCCTTGAGTTCTGATTCATCGCCGTTGTCCATCAGTTCATCGTTGTTGATAACAATGACCCGCAGCACCACGTTGTTGGCATCAAGTTCAGCAAAATGCGCCATGCGTTGCCTCAGAAGGTAATGGAACCGGAGCCGTTGAAGGTGTAGATAGTGCGCCCTGCATTGGTCGTGACAGTCGGTGAGCCGGTAGTAGATGCCGCCGCTTGAGGCGCGGAAATGATCACAACACCGGAGCCACCCGCGCCGCTAAAAACGCCAGTGTTTGCGGCGCAGCCACCGCCACCGCCACCAGTATTTGCCGTGCCTGCGGTAGCACTTGTCGTGGTATTTACACCCGCAGCGCCACCACCGCCTGAACCCCCTGCGCCGGGAGTAGAGCCGCGCCCACCGCCGCCGCCTGCCATAGTTACTGCTGAACCAGTAATAGATGATGAAGACCCCGCGCCGCCTGCGCCACCAACACCCGTTGTTGCTGTTACACCTGCCGCACCGGCACCACCACCGCCGCCGCCGGTAGAGGCAACACTATTGCCACCCGAATTACCTTGTCCTGAAGTGCCGCCACCACCCACACCAGTGCTAGAGCCACCGCCACCCGATCCTCCACTAAGTCCGTTGTTATTTCCGGCAACGCCGTTACCACCGCCACCACCGCCAATTGATAAAATTGAGGAAAAAGAAGAAGTATTGCCGTTGTTTCCGCGACTGCTAGAAGTAACAGAAGCACCACCGCCACCGACTGTTACGGTATATGACGTACCGGAATTGATAGAAAAACTTGATCCTGACTGATAAGCACCCGCGCCGCCGCCGCCGCCAATAGTTGCTCCACCACTTGCGCCGCCGCCGATTACAAGGTAATCAACAAGAACAGGCGGGGCACTGGGGGTGCGCCCCAAAAGCATCATGTGAACACCGCTCATGTCACATTTCCTGAGACAACGCAGATTGTGCCGCTGATGAACAGGACGGTTGCCACACCTCGAGTTGCCAAAGTCATCGTGGCCTTGTCGGAGTCAGTGCCCGCGATGTATGCCGTGGTGATTGAGCAGGTGATCGTGATATTGCCCGTGGTATTGTTGAAGACACTCACAACATCGCCCTCGGCAAAAGTTGCGTTAGGAATAGTAATACTTCCACCGGAACCAACTTGCACATACTTGCCAACGTCTGCCACTGCCAAGGTGTAAGAACCCGTTTTAGTTCCAACCGGGGGCACGTTGCGATAGGGCACCGTGTTAGCACCCCAAGTCACACTTAATCCGGGGATGCGAAAAGAAGTAACACTCGCGTTTCCAATCGTTACCTCATTGGACACCGTAGCAGACGATGCCGCAGCGTTGTAGCCAATGATGGTGTTGTTGGAACCCGTAGTCAGGTTGTTGGTGCCGCTGAAACCTGAATTGCCGCCAATCAGCGTGTTCTGAGTGCCGGTAGTTACTGCTCTACCGGACGAGTGCCCAACGGCAACATTGTTATCGCCCTGAAGGAGTGATGTCGTGCCAAGAGCATACGCGCCGACAGCAACGCAGTTGTCAGACAGATAAGAAGTCTGCATTGCTGCGTAACCAAGCGCGGCGTTCTCGGTAGCAGAGAACGGGTCGTCTGTATTACTTCCACCAAGGGAAAGATTGCCGACCGTTGTATTGCGGCTTCCGGTTAGAGCAAAAGATGTGCTTATCTCAGACTGACCCGCAGAATACCCAACCGCTACGTTATCGTTTGCCGTTGTAAGACCCGCCAACGAGTAATAGCCGACCCCAAGGTTTCTAACGCCTGTGGTGGCAGACTGAAGTGCAAACGCACCCACCGCTGTCTGAACGGCAAACGCGCTAGTTGAAGCAGACAGCGCATAAGCTCCAATAGCGGTCTGTCCAATGCCTGTCGTGGTGGCAGCAAGGGAAAGTGAACCGATGGCGACGTTATAAGTACCAGTAGTCGTTAATTTTCCTGCCTCAAAACCAACATAGGTGTTGTCCGTTCCTTCGCTGACTGCGTTGCCTGCGTTGTAGCCGATCAGCGTGTTATTAACGCCTGTTACTGAAGTTCCGGCACCGGAGCCAAGAGCAGTTTCAAACGGGGAGGCAGAGTCAGTCTGACCTGACAGCGATGTTCCTCCACCGGATGCCGCAATGGTGATGCCGCCCGCAGAGTTTGTGATGGTGACATTCGATCCCGCCGTGAGATTGGCAACCGAATATCCGGTGCCATTACCGATTAGCAGTTGTCCATTGGACGGCGTTGTAGAGACACCAGTACCGCCATTGGCCACAGGTAGGGTTCCCGTGACGGCCGTAGACAACGGAATACTTGTTAGCCCTGCGCCAGACCCAGAGAACTGGGTGGTGGCCGTGACGGTCGTGCCGCGCACTGTAGAGGCCGTCGAAGCGCCTACAGATGTGCCCTCAATAGTCCCGCCCGTAATCGCCACACTGTTGGCGTTTTGGGTGGCCATCGTGCCTAGGCCGGTGATGTCACTGCTCGGGATCGTAGAAGAGGCCGTAAAGGCACTTGTTCCGTTGCCCTTGACATAACCAGTCAGGGTGGTGGCTCCTGTGCCTCCATTGGCAACATTCAGCGTACCGGCAAGGGTGATCGTCCCACTGACAGTAACAGGGCCTCCAGAGGTCGTCAGGCCGGTCGTGCCGCCTGATACATCCACCGAAGTAACCGTTCCACCTGCTGCTGCAGTCGCGGAAATGGTGATCCCGCCTGCGCCATTGGTGATGAAGACATTGGTTCCTGCCGTCAGTGTGGCCAGGGTGTACCCAGTACCGTTACCGATGGGCAGTTGGCCATTGGTAGGCGTGGAGGTCAGCCCTGTACCGCCGTAGGCAACCGAAATTGGGTTGGCATTCCAAGTCCCTGCCGTCAGGGTTCCAACACCCGTGATACCCGTGTAGGAACCGCTTAAACGGCCCGTTCCGAGAGTTCCGGAAGTGATGTTGGAGGCATTGGTGGTGTCGGTCGTTGCGGAAGCCGCAAGGCCCGATACAGCGCCCGCAGAGATGGCGATGGAGGTGTTGGTGACCGAAGTCACCCGGCCATAGGTGTCCACAGCGAACACCGGCACCTGGGAAGCAGAGCCGTAGGTCGCCGCAGCCACGCCGGAAGTGGCCAAGGCAATCGTGGTGGGGCTTGACCCGTCGTAACTTGTGCCCGTCAGTCCGGCGCCGATTGTCAGCGCATTGGGGTTGGCCGCCGTAATGGTTCCGGATCCACCCAAGGAGATTGCCGTGCCGTTGACCGTGACCGAACTGTTTTGCAGTTGAGCGTTGGTGATCGACCCAGATGTGATCTGGTTGGCGTTGATCGCAATTGAGGTGTTGCTTGCACTGGTGACCTGACCCTGAGCGTTGATGGCCAGGGTCGGAACCGAAGAAGCCGTGCCGTAAGTAGAAGCACTTACACCCGTGTTGGTGATGCTGAACTGGGTGCCGGACAGGGTCAGACCGGTGCCTGCGCTGTAGATCTGAGCCGACGATATTTGAGCGAACGTGATGTTCGTCGTTCCGAAGGTGATCACACCGGACGTATTGCAGGTGTAGGTCTCACCCGCTCCCGTCGCGCCTTCTTGGACGAAAACGGTGGAGCCTTCACTCAAGCCATTCGCGCTGTTGATGACGTAGGTGTTCGCGTCAGACGATCGGGTCAAAACCCAATTTGTCGAGCCAGAACCCACGTTTGAAACTACATAGATGCCGTTTTGCGTCTGGTTGGTCTGCTGATAAACCAACACACGGTCATTAACAGAAACGGTCACACCATCAATCGACAGCGCAACTTGAGTCCCGGCGTTGGTCAGCGTAGCACCCACACCGGCAACGCCGTTGTTGTATGTGGCATTCAGGTTGATCGGAGACTCAACGCGAACAGGTTGGTGGAAGTGAATACCACTCGCCACAAGGCCGTCAACGTACGACTTGTTGGTAATGTCCGTTGCGTTGACCGGCGTGGTGCTGATCGTGCCGGTGGTGGCGGCAACTGAAGAGAAAGTGCCTGCCGCGGGCGTTGACGCGCCGATCGTCGTGCCGTTGATCGTCCCGCCGGTGATGGCCACAGAACTAGCGTTCTGCGTGGACATCGTCCCAAGCCCAGACACCTGCGTGTTGGCGATGGCGATCGTGGACTCGGACAAGGCCGTGAGTTGGCCCTGAGCGTTGACCGTGGCCGACAGAGTCTTGCTTGCCCCACCGTAGGAGCCCGCCGACACGCCCGTGTTCGAGATGGCCACAGTGACAGGCGTTGAGCCGTTGTAACTCGTCCCGCTAAGACCTGTGCCGATGGTTAAGGCGTTTGGCACAGCGGCCGTGATGGTTCCGCTGCCGCCCAGGGCGATCGTGGTTCCGTTGACGGTCAGTGAACTGTTGGCCAACTGGGCATTGCTGACTGTTCCGCTCAGGTCGGATGTCGGGACAGTAGAAGAAGCCGTGAAGGCGGAAGTGCCGCTGCCCTTCACATATCCGGTGAGGCTGCTTGCTCCAGTGCCGCCGTTTGCAACATTGAGCGTACCGGCTAAAACAATCGCGCCGGTTGTGGGAGAGGACGGAGAAAGCCCTGTGGTTCCTGCGCTAAAAGTGGTAACTCCTGCGCCAATCGGGAAGGTCTTCCAGGCCCCGCCCGCATATCCCTCAAAAGCAGCCAAGTCGGTGTTGTACCGAAGTTCTCCGCTTGATCCGGTTGGCTGTTGAGCGTTGTTGCCGACCGGCACTTTGACAGATCCAGTACCGGGCAAAACTGGGTTGTTGGCAAGTCCAATGGTCGGGCTTCCCAACTGGCCATCGCCATCAGTAACGGCGATTTGACTTGCGGTGCCGGTGATGGTTAATCCTGCGATAGTCCCACCCGCCCGAAGCGCCAAGACTCCGGTGCTCGGGAATGCCGCAAGGGAGCCAACAGCACCCGTCAGGGAGAAGATCGGGTTCGCGCCCGTGCCATCTGCGTTGGCGATGTTCAGACCAGGGCCTGAAGTCGTCAGCGTCCTTGAGGCAACCGTGCTTGGCGAATCCTTGACGATGAACCCACCTGCAGCCGAGTTTAGGCTGTCAGCCGCCCCAGTCATGTTCACCCGCAGGAACGACTGAGCGCCACCGTCCGTCAATTGCAGGCCAGTGCCTACCGACAGGTATCGGCTGTTATTGAGCGTGGTCTCTTGCGACTGGGTGACGAAGGTCTGCGTCTGAGTCGGACTGTTGGCAATCGCCGCAGTCGTCGTCTTGTAAGTCCCGCCGTTTTGAACGATCGGAACGAGTTCAGTACCCGTTATTGGCCCCGCATTCGGGAGTTGGGTGATGGTTTGATTAGCCATTTGGGGTCACCGAAATTCCATCGACGTTACCGTTATTTTCCGGGGTGTCCGTGTTGCCCTCGGTCGAGATGATGTAGTCACCTGCATTGTCCGTTACGAGGTTGTTCGGGTCTAGTGCCACAGACACATCCGGCCGCGGGAAACGCAGGTTGATACGCTCGGTCTTCCGGGCGGGAAGCCGGTAGGGGTCTTTCTCATCAGCACAGCCCTGCTGACACACCTTCAGGCCAGGGAAGTTGAAGTCCGACATCTGCTCGTCCATGGGACGCTTCATCTTGCAGCGGTCGCAGATGAAGATCGCTAGTGAGGCGTTGCCGAAGGTGTCAAGAAAGACCGGCATATTTACTTCGTGTACACGCTGATGTTCGGCGCGAAGTAGATAGGAGACTTGTCGCGCTCTTCCGCCTCAGCCAGGGCCAGATACTTCTCGGCCTGCTGCTCAAGGTAAGTAACCCGGTTGATGTCCACCGCGGGCAGTTCTAGAGACATCTGGTGGGCAAGCATACTCACCACGGCCATGTACCACCGCTGCGGGATCTGCAACTCGTCCGTCAGGTCGCCCACATTCATGATCTGCTTGGAGTACCAGACCGTCATCTGCACGAAGGGGTCAGAAGGCACTGGCCACAGGTAGATCTGCGGGTCAGGAACCGTGCGGTTGAACCAGAACTGGTAGGGCTGATTGGCCGTAAAGTTCTTGTTCGGCAGGTTCGTGTAGTCGTCCCGGTTCAGGCGCGACATCGTGATTTCTTGGCTCATGTTGCCAACCCAGAACTCACGCAGCGCCAAAGTCGTGCCGCCGTAGGCCCGAACACGGTAATACTGGACGCTCTGGCCAGGATTGATGTCCGTCCAGATCCACTCGTTGTCCCTGACCGCTACAGCGCCCAAATCCTCCAAAGTAGACCAGGAAGTGCCGTCCGTGCTGTATTCCAGGGTCAGATTCCACGTTCCAGACCCGCCACCTGCGATGTAGGGCAGCAAACCGATCGATCCGGCGTAGATTGGGTTGTCCGTACCGAAGTCGATGGAGATATTTCCGTTCGCGGAGCCCTGTTGGCAGTAGGTTGCGGTGTTGGAGTCGCCCACAAAGGCCACCGTACCCCCCGCGGAGGTCGTGTACGACCCGTTTGGGCGCTGCATCGTGCGATACAGGGCGTTGAGGACATCATTTGCACCCGTTGGGAGGGTGTAGATGTAGTTTTCGGGGGTCAGACCGAAGACTTTCTTCTCAATGGCCCAGTATTGGATGCCAATGTTGATCAGATTCGTCAGAACGAAGCCAAGAGACTCCCGAGCACTCAAAATTTGCTCGGAAGTCAGTTCTTCGGCCAGTTTTCCGCACCTTCTGGCCCCGTGATCGATCAAAGTTTGGACGTTGTAGACCTGTCCATAGGCGTCTGAGTAGGCCATTCAATCTCCTTCAGAAGCCTGAGCACTTCCAACGCTTCATTGAAGCCCTTGCGCGGCTTCCAGGCTCACTTTTTTCGGCAATCGGACGCATCCGGGCGCAGAAAGAGTCCTTCCGGGCCCCTCCTTGTGGCTGCGGAGCCTTCAAATTCGACCCGGTTTCGCGGTTGTACTTCTCCCGACCCTTCTCAGTCAGGCCCGCACCCTTAGAAACAGGCAGTTTTTCGCCCCGACCAATGGCCAAAGAGGGCCCGCCATCCTTCAACTTGGCGGTTTTGGCCGACTCCTTGAAGGCTTGAGCCGTCGGAGCGCCTTCCTGCCCAGGCTTTCGCATCTTCTCGCCTGAGCCTTCGGCAATCCGCTGCCGCTTGGCATGGATGTTGGCGTACAAGCCGCCCTCTTTCATGCCCTTTTCGGCCTTGCGCTTGACATCGTAGGCGATGGCCACGGCCTGCTTCTGGGGCTTGCCCGCGGCAATTTCCGTCTTGATGTTCTGCTTGAACGCCTTCTCAGACTTTCCCTTGATGAGCGGCATGATTAGGCCACCTGAATCATAGAAGCGATGATGGAAGGAATCGCCGGGTAAACAGGCGAAACACTGGCCGGAAGGTGCTCAATCGACACAGACGTAGCGGTTGGAACCCACACAACTTGAACGTAGTCCGCCGCGTTGAGATCTAACAAAAATGTCAGCGCCGCCACGTTGTAGCCAAAGATGCTTGCGCTCTTGCGGGCCACGACCGTGTACTGAGTAGCGGAGTTCGCCAGATCTAAGCCGTTGATGCGAAGCCAGACCGTTGCGTCTTCCTGCGCGTTGCTCGTGTTCTTGAACTGGATGCTGAACTGCAGGTTGTACTTACCCGCTGACGGAACCGTAATCTTGCTGTTGTCCACAAGAGTCACGCCGTCGGCCACATCCACGGTGTTGAATGTCACGACCGTTCCTGCGCTTACATTGCCGGTCTGGTCGGTGCTGTCGCTGAAACCACCATACGCTGCACCAAAAGCCCGCATGGTGGCCAGAGTTGCCTTGACGTTGGCCCCGCTCTGAACCAAGGGAACCAGTTCTGCGCCTGTCAGCGTCGCGGCTGACGGCATTGCGGAAATCTTCTGATCAGCCAATTTAGCCTCCGACCTTCTTAGTTAAAGCCTGCTCAATCGACCAACCATAGCAGTACAAACGCTGCCTGACGGTGCTTGACTTGAGTCCTGATTGCTCGATCCATTCTGCCAATGTCTTCGTCACGCCATCGATCGTAAAAAACTTGCTACTGCGTCGATTGTTGGCTTGATCCCTTTTTGTTGCCCATCGGCAGTTTTCTGGGCTGTAGCCTTGGGAGTTGTCGATTCTGTCTATTGAAAGACCGGGCAAATATCCGTCCTTCATGTCTTGGTAGAAGGAGTCAAATGAGTGCCATTTGTCGCAGACTTGTATGCCGCGACCCCCATACCGAAAATATTCGGTATGTCCTGGATTGGTGGTTCGATGGATCATCCCGTACCAAATGTTCCTAATCTTGTACCAATTTTGGTCTCGATCAGCCATTACGATGACTCCAAGATGATCTTGCTGTCGTCCTCTTGCAGGACATAGCCGGGAGAGGTCTCATCAGCGATGTAGAACGTCGTGACAGGCGCTGCGCCATAAAGGTCAACAACCCCATCATCACCAACATCCTCACCGACACCGCCCCCAACGGGGTTGACGGCGTTGACGTTTGCGCCAAAGCCGTCCGTCGTGTTGGCCTGATTGGCGACGCCGCCGTAGCCAACGTGCGGCATCAGATCCCCGCTTGAATAAGTTTCAGAGTGGCCGTTCCGGTTCCAGAGTTCACAAGCACCTTGATGCCGGTGACCGGGAAAGCGTAGTTGCCATCCTGATTGGTGGTCTCGCCCGCAATCGTCGGGTGCGAGAACCAGGTCGAAAACCCAACTGCGGGGTCGTCGAATGTATGCTGAACGGTGTAGTCAACAGTACCCGTCACGATCACACCAAAGCCCACATTGAAGGGGCTGATGTTGGTGTTCATAACCAAGGAACTGCTAGAGCCCGTTCCAGTCTTGGAGACGGTTTGAACCTTCATGGTTACCCTTCAAAGAAAGCGAGGGCCGAAGCCCCCGCTCGTTTTCAGCACTTTACCGATCCGCCCCGCTTCTTGGAAGGAGCGACAGTTACAGACTTCTCAGTCTTGGTCACACTTCCAGAAGGAGCCTCCTTGCCCTTGAAGAGACTCTTGGCAGCATCAAACATACGCTTCGGGGCTCCAAGGATGGAGTCACGCATCGCTTTGTTCTCAGCCGCCTCGGCCTTCTCGTAGTCGCGGAAGGCGCGTTCAGCATCGGATTGCTTGATCGCAGATTGAGCCTCAGCAGGGATCTTCCCGCCTTCAGCCATCTTGACCTTGCCACCCTTCTTGAACGTCCCCGACTGGAGATTGTTCTTCACAGACTTAGAGACGGGCTTTGCCGGGTACGCGACGGGACGACCAGAGTCGTTAACACTGCCCCCCGCCGCGAAGGCTTTTTTTGCGGCATTTCCCCCCTTTGCATATTCCATTGGCCCGCGTCGGTTGGGCAAGGTTCTGCTAGGCGGAGGCAAAACGCGAGGACGCGGATCAACAAATTTCCGCACAGGGGGCTCCGGAGGAGTTACCGGTGGCGGAGGAGTTACCGTGCGCGGGTTGGCCTCATAACGGGTTCCGCCATCGTCAGGCGCTCGACCTTTACTGACATTGATTTTTTGTTCTTCAGTAAGGCCGCCACCGGCCATTTTCTTGGCCTTGCCGCCCTTCTTGTAGCCGCCCGCATTGCCTTTCTTGACCTCACCAGTGGTGGTGTTGGTCACCCCAGGCTTGGAAGTCGAGACATTGCCTTCAACGCCGCCACCCTTGGCATAGCAAGCCTTGCCACCCTTTTTGAAGCCACCGGCGTTGCCAAGTTTGACATCGCCAGTCTTCTTCGGGGTGTGGTCTTCGCCTTGAGCGGTGTGCATCTTGGTATTTTTGTACCCTTTAGCACCACGCTCAGACTCGGCCACCGGAAGGATGCCGCTTGCAGGAACCGCGCCGCCCTTCTTGAAGCCACCCTGGCCCATCACGACTCCGCCGGTCTTCAGGCCCTTGTGGGCCTTGGACGCAGGCATAGAAGCGTGCTTTTGCAGAGCGGTGTCGCCACCTTCCTTCATGCCCATCATCGCGGCGCGACGAGCGGCCATAGAAGGCTTCTTGGGACGAGCGGCAGGAGCCATACCACCACGAGCGCCAGGAGTGGGGGCCGAAGCCAGACCACTCATGACGCCGCCGTTCATCATCTTTTTGGGATGCTCAACAGCGCCACCCTTCTTGAGTTTCAACTCAATAGTGGGCTCGGTGGTCATCATCTTGACCATCGGTTTAAATTGGCCCATGGTGATCTCCTTAGACCTTCTGAGCGTAGACCACCGTGAGGCGGTACACACCCTGTGTGGTGCTGATGGTTCCGTTGGGATCCACCGTCACGACCACGCTTTGGTTTGCGCCAACATTCGACATGGCCGTCAGTTGAGCAGCAGTAAAGGTCAGTGCAGCGCGGCCACCAGAGATGCAGTCCGTTGCCGACAGGTACTGAGTACCCGCAGCAGCCGTGCCGATCGTGATGGGAACCGTCGTTGCCGTACCACCACCAACAACGGGCAAAGTCGTGCAGTCAATGAAGAAATTGAT